GTTAGACTGCTGCTGCGCCTTGATGCCGGTATCGTCTGAACCACCAAATACGCTTTTAGTAATGTCGCTCAAAAATCCCATAAATTACTCCTTAAACCGCCACCCATCCGAGCGTCTTATCCCCGCCCACGTCGGGCAACATTTTTCGGTAAACAATCGACCCCGTCGTTCCCGTCACGTCTAGATACTCTTGCAGGTACGAACCCTCAACCACGCCGTTAGGATCACCGGCACCCGCGATGGGATACTGGACTTCGTACCTGTTCATTTGGTTGCGAAAGACGGTTGTCATGGTGCCGTCTTTTTCAACTATCGGTAGTCCTGCATCAAGCTGCGGCATCGTCTGCGGCCTCTATCTGAGCTGTGAGCTGGATGCAAACAGGTTTAACGGGGTCGCTCATACTGAATCTATAAAGGTCGAAGCGTTTACACCGTCCGTTACGTCTCCACACTGCCCGCGTGTTGTACTCACCCATCGCGCCTATCAACCGGGTGCGCGTTTCGCCCCATGTCTTCCCGCCATCGCGTGATATTTCCAATCGAACGGATGGGTTGACTGCATTCTCAGGCTGGTCATCGTCCAAAAGCCCGACGCCGCTTTCAACGGTCAATTCCATCTTCGGCACAAAGAACGGTTGCATGTTGTTTTGGAATGGCTGAGTAGTGAAGGTTCTTACTATCTCCATGTCGTACTCTGTGTACGAATCGAGGCTTGCCACGCCGATGCGCCCGTCACGGTTATCTGATACAACCAGTTTTTGCCCAAGAAGCGCAAAACCTTGGACTCTGTAGGGTACATTCGTGTAAACCCCATCCTCATAGACGCGTGATGACCTTTCATGCCATCGACCTGTGGTCAGGTCGTAAACAATCGTTGTATTGGGAAGCCCAAAGCCAACAAAGTAATGCCCTGCCTGCGCGTACGACCATGCGTTTATGTCGTTGATGCCAACATCCACTAAGTCCTGCAAGAGTGAATCAATGGCAGACGTGGATACTTTCGTCATGCTGTTGCCATCCAGCATCCACACTGCCGGGGATTCGTTTTTACTTCCCCCAATCATCATGAATGTGTCGCTGCATTGGATAACAGAAAATGGCGTTAAAGCACCTTGTGCCAAAAACAATCCAGACCTTTGAAAAGGGAATCCCGCCCCATTGGGAACATTGGCGTATTGTTCAACGCCTGCGGCCCCAATGATGTACAACTGGTTCCGAACAACAACTGCTGATACTGCTGCGTCAGGCGATGACTCTGCTGAGCCAAAGTCGAGCGCATTCCATGAAAGCCCATCGTTAAGCGCCGAAATGATGAATTTACTGTTTTCCCTCATCGGGCAAACGAAGTAGCCGTCAACATAAACAACTGCTTCTGGAACCCCGTTAGCGACGAATCCACTGTCCATAATCAGGTCAAGCGTGTCGGGCGCTCCGCCGTAACCCTTCTCTACAATAAATCCCTCGCCGCCCGGTACAACAATCATCATTTGGGTCTGACCAACAGCTATGGACACAAGACCTGTCCCTGTGACGCCGCCGACACTTGTTGGGACAATGTAAGTAACCGTAGGACTCACGCCGTCCCAACTGTAAAGATTGTTGCCGTTTACAAAGTAGACTTTATCGGGGTATATCCTGTCCCCAAACACAGCCATTCCACGGCAAGGCTCATCGCCGAACAAAATCCCACCTGAAACACCCGGCGTACCAAAAAGAATCTCCGCATTCAGCGCAGGCGCTTCGTTCACATGGGGATACCAATTCACGCAGTTCTGCGCGGATACCGGCAGGGAATCCGAGGTGTAGAAGCCGTTCGCAATAGGGAGTACGGTGTCTACCATAGCTTGACCACCCCGTCAGTCAGGGTAATGTCAGTGGTTGTGTAAACGTCTGCCACAACGATATCGAGGTATTGCCCTTGCTCTAGCTCCACAGAGCCTTCTATCACCGCTCTGGCTGCGTCTGTGGAAAGGGATAGGGTTGTGTACAGGACAAACTGCGCATTCCGCACAAAGCCTACTACGCACTCTAAAATATCGTCATCCGCCACTAGGGTCAGGTCTGCGCTCAGTTGGTAAGTGCGTTTAGGTCCGTTGTTGATGATTCGGCCTGAAATGTCAGGGGCTAAACCGGAGAACCTGCCGATAGTCCAAAACCCTTGAGCCTTCTCTGCTGCAGCAACAGTCGTGATATCCGTCACCCTGCGATTGTTGTTCAGGGTCATTTCGGCATAAGGTGAATCGTTGGAAAAGGTGCTGTAGCAGTAGTTCCCCGCGCCCATTGGAAGGGTCGAAGGCATCCGCGCTTGGCCGATCTTCACGCCTATCCGGCGGAGGGTGTTCATTCCTTCGTTGGCTTGTTTGATCAGGGTAGCGGAGACTTTCCCGCCAAACTGCGGGGCCAACTCAATGGCAAGGTTCGCTTTCAAGGCCCGTATAGCCCCGTCAGGAATGGTCACAATGTCGGACACGTTACAGACGCGGGAGTAGCCTAATCGCAGTCCTTCGGCTTCCTGTGCGGCCATGAAGTCATTCATCGCATCCAAAGCATCGGCGTATTCGTCAGGCTCCAAGGCTGAATCACCGGCTTCGACCAAAATCAGCTTTAATGCCCCGCTCGCAACGTCACCCGCAGTCGTGTAGCCAAAGCAGGCCGAAGGGTTAACGATAACCGGAATATCAGGGGCGTAGACACTCGTCGGGCCGGATGCAATCGGTATCGAGGCTATCGGGGCAAACGAAGGCATTAACGAATCCTCATGCAGAATTTACCCGCAATTTTTCGCCACCAAGTGACAATCGGACACCGCCGACAGTGAAAACGGCTTGCTGCTTTGGGATGTAAGCTAACAGCAATTCCCCCGCTCGCCTGCCAAGCTCTGTATTTGATTCTGCTGTAAAATGTACAGGTATTGGGTCGTCCTCAATTATCACTAAGCCAATACTATTGGCCCTGCCAACCCTGTCGTTGAACCTTGTCTGCATAAAGTCCAATCCCTTCCAAACCAATGGGAACTGTGATGCAGTTGATGCAATTCGTGGCATTTCCAACATGACAAATTGCGTTGTCCCAGGAAGCCACCAGCCTGCGTCGATCATGTTCTGGCGCATCAGTCGCATATTGTTGTAAAAATTGTCATCTGTGATCGGCGTAAACATATCGTTACCACACAGATTCGTTACCACAATATCAAAATAATTTGGGGAGCCTGGTATTCCATCTAGTGCGTCTTGCGCCGTGCGTTCAACAGTATCCCAACATGCGCCGCTGGAAAATTGAACGGATGTCATGCCAGGGCTAGCAACTTGATACAAATAGGTATCAATGCCTGTGCCAACTGCTAGTGTGTTTGCTATCTCAATAGCTGGAGCGCCGTTACTACCGAAAAGTTGCCCCACATAGCCGGTATTGGGGAAAAGCGCGGCATATGACGCGAACTCTGTTAGGGCGCGGGAATCGCTATCAGGAGATATGTGACGCCATCCCATATTTTCCTCAGAATAGGGAACCTGGCCGGTAGCAGAACAATAATGATTAACGCTTGCTATGTTCTGCTGCACACCAAACTGATAGCCAATAGCATTCATATTGGAATCACCCAAGGCGCAAATACTGATTGCGGTTTTCCCGTCCCACCAAGCCATTAGGCAAAATACTCTAAGCTGTTAAGCGAGCCGCTTACGCCAATCTTCGGAATGTCGTAGCTGTGGCTGGCTAAAAATAAAGCCGGGGGGTTTGCCCCGCCTGTTTTTCGCGCCATTAGCACTTGATAGAGGGGTGTTGCGTCTGCCAATACGCGAGTGCTGTTTAAGATAGTTGCAACCAGTGTTCCGTCAATATAGAACTTTGTTGCTGTCGCCACAGGGTCGTAATGAATGCGATACGTTTGCGGCACCGCTATAACGCTAGTGATTAAAGTATCAACTCTTTCAGTGCCTCCCGCGTTTTTCACACAGGCAAACCAGTTGGCGCTCGCGTCCGTCTGCTCAAAATACATTCCAAGGTTCACTAGCGCGGGAAATGTGCTTGAAAAGCCGATTTGCTGATGCCCCGTTTCTGCACCAGACAGAACTGAAGTTGAAAGTAGAAAAGTAGCTGTGTATTCCTGCGTCGATAGAAAAGTAACTGTCGCTCCTGCCAGTCTAATCGCTGAATTACCTGTTGCGGCTGTGCCTGTGCTTAAAAGAACACTGGCTATTCCTGATATCGATGCCCCTTGATTTGCTGCGCTACTGGTTCCGGCAAAATTGACAATATACGGCTCAAGAGAAAATAGGGTGTTTGTTACGCCGACATAAGCATCTAGTGTTTTTGAAAAATCCGAATAACCCCGGACACGATTAAGCGCCAGTCCTGACACATCTGTTACAGGGGTTCCTGAAATATCCTGCGAAGTGGTCTGAACACCGTCGCCGCCTTGGTCTACTGCGACAATTTCATTCCCATCCAGTGTTGTAGCAACAGGCAAATCTCCGTAGTCAACAGCGCCGAATCGACCATCATCACCTGCGGCAACAGTTCCGGCTGTAGTACCCACGTCAAGCGAGGAACTATCACCCAAGCCTGCAATGGTTGCCCGCTCTGCCGTGGTCATCTTGAGTGAACCCGCGCCGACAGCAGAGTCCACCATGTTGTTCATGTCGGTAAGGGATTCGTAATCACTGACGATAAATACGACTTTGGGACCGGCTCCGAAGTTTACAATCGAGCCGTTATTGCTAGAGGTTTTGATGG